TAACAACAGTACCATCTGGTAATATAGTAACACCACTTGCAACACCTTGGTCTGAACTAGTTGGTGGATTAAATCCTTCTAAACTAATGGTGCCAGCATCTTGACTGTAAACACCTGTGATAATATCTGTTATAATGCCTAGTTTTTTAACTTTACTAGGTGGCGAAATGTATATTGGTGCTGTAAATCCTAGTGTAGCAACATCAATGTCATCTTGCGTTCCTACAGGAATAGTTCTACTACTAAAGTTAATATCTTCTAAATACAATGCACTTAAACTAGTCCAATCTACATAGTTGTCAGATGTTTGAAACTCTAAGTCTGGATTAAATAACATAAAAATTTGTTCAAGTATTTGTAGTTTTTGATCAGTACTAGTTGACCATACGTCAACATTAACACTCAGTGTGTAAGGAGTTGGATGCAATCGTTCGACTGTATATCCCTTGGCTTGTTGTGCTATATAACTACTAGTGTTTTCATCAAACTGTTTTTCTCTAAGATTGATTTTACTAACATAACTACTATCACTCAATCGCGATCTGTCCATTTGCAAACTAGTAATATACACACCCATTCGAGGAGCACTTGGTAGTTTGTTATCACTGTTTTCTCTAATAATACTGCCAACTTGTCTTGTAATATCTCCGTACAATACCGGAACTACTTTGATATCACCGTCGCCGTCACGATAGCTAAAGTTACTAAATGCTCTTACAATCTGTGTAATGTATCTACGTATTTGTCCATCATAAAAGTATTGCATTAGTCACCTGCCTTTGCTCTAAGAGCTTTACTTAGAGCCTGTCTTTCAACAACCTCTTCTCCGCTAATACTATTTACTGTTGTGTTGTTTATAAACGTGCCTTTTAGAGTATCGCGACCACTTGTTTGTGTGAGTGTGGTTCTTACTGCATCTTCTATTTTGCGCCAGCTATTTCCGTCATATCTAAACAATCTATTAGGAGATAAATCAATTCTTAAAAAATAGTCTCCGTTTTCAGGTGCACCCGGAAACCCAATACCTTGTCCGTATGGTGCTCCATTTGGAGGAATACCATCGCCAACTAAATATCCTTGATATCCATTTCCATCAGGTGTAACAAAAACAGTGTCAGCTGTTATCTGATCATCAGCTAATAAACTGTCATAGTCAGTACTTACAATTTCAATTTCGCCTGAATCAGACAGTTGTAGTGTGTAGAACTGTATAGTAGAATATCCACTAAGAGGAACATCAACTTCTGCTTGCGCTATAATAGCTTCATTTATTTGCATTTCTTTTTCGTAAGTACTAAGTACATCTCTAAGCGTATTTGCACTACCTTCTTCTGCTGGAAGATCTAGTATGTCTTTGTATTCTTGTGAATCTAGTATTTGTTTTGCACGTAATCTATACAAGTGCGGATACCAAGTTTGACTAAATCCTTCTGCTGCTCTAGTAACTTCGTCTATTACATAAAATCGTTTTAGTGCAATGTTGTAATCATTTGCAGCATATTCATCTTTCATGTGCGGCAGTTCTATTACATCACCTGGCATTATTTTTCTACCTAGTGTTTTTACACTACTATTAATATGTATAGTCATAAACAATGTATCGTTTTGTAAAAACAATCCAAACTGACTCAAATCAAAGTCTTGATCTTGCAAGTTGTAATGACCTCTGATTGTGTATATATCAGCATCATACTTTCTGTCTCTGTTTTCAAGAAATAATAAATCTTGTATGTTTGTTTCTTTTACAACATCATATACAGGCTGTTCAACTGTTGCATCATCTGCCAATGTGGTCTTTGGACCAAGATACTTGTGAATATTAAAATCAGTCCCTCCAACGGTAAACTGTTCGTAGACAATACCATCTAGGAAGGAATAATCTTTTGTTTTCTCGGGTCTGTATAAACTAAGTCTTGGCATATGTATATTTAGCATAAATACTAGTGGAGACAAACTATGGCCGAACTTACAACACAGAAACAAGAAATATTTGATTACGTAAATGCCTTTCTAGGTGGCGGAATGGTAGATGTAGAACTAGATCCTATACACTACGAAACTGCACTAGGAAAAGCAACTGCACGATATAGACAACGCAGCGAAAACAGCGTTGAAGAAAGTTATATTACTCTTGCACTAACCGAAGATGTAAATGCATATACACTACCTAATGAAATAATCGAGGTACGTAAAGTTCATAGACGTAGTGTAGGAAGTAGACTTGGTGGCAACAGTGGCGGAACAACATTTGAACCGTTTAACCTTGCTTATACAAACACATACTTGTTGGCAGGTAGCGGCATAGGCGGACTTGCTACATACGATTTCTTTGCTCAACAACAAGAACTAGTAGGAAGAATGTTCGGTAGTTTTATCGAATTTGTTTGGAACACTAGTACAAAAAAACTAACTATATTAACAAGACCAAGAGCTGAGGAAGAAGTATTGCTGTATTGTTATAATCATAGACCTGACTTTGAGTTGTACAAAGACTACAAAGCATTTCAATGGATTAAGGAATATACTCTTGCTAACTGTAAATATATGTTAGGTGAAGCACGTAGTAAGTTTGCTACTATTGCTGGCCCTGGTGGCGGCACTACACTTAACGGTGATTCACTTAAAGCCGAAGCTCAACAAGAAATGGAAAAACTTGACAACGACTTAGCTATGTCTGTTGCAGGTGGTGTTGGCTACGGATTTTTAATTGGATAACAGATTTACTAATATCAAAAAAGTAATAGCAGGAGGTTGTAGTTTTACAGCAGGCTCTGAACTTGCAGACGAAAGTTGGGATCGTATTCATAAAGGAATATGCTACGAGATAAGCTATACTGCATGGCCAAACTTGCTTCAAGAAAAAATGTTTCCCAATGCAACAGTTGATAATACTGCTGTGCCAGGTGCAGATTACGGCAGTATAGTTAGACGTGTAATATATCAAACTCGCCGCCATTTAAAAATACACAAACCAGAAGACATTGTTGTAGTTGTAATGTGGACAAGTATTTTACGCAGAGAATATCCTAGTATATATCCTGCAGGTAGAAAAATAAAAACTCACGAAGATAGATTTTTAACTTCATTGCCTTCAGACGGAGACGGTAAGACTAGAGGTTATTCAAATGAAATGTTGTACAGTAGAAGACAAATGTGGGCGTCAGAACATTTAACACGAACACACGTAGAGTTTTATGCTAGACGTGACACGCACGATAACCATGTATATTATCCACTACAGCAACTTGAATATTTAACAAACTGGCTTGAGAATCATAATATTAAATATTTTTTTACGTCGGCATTTAAAGATATAGAACCAGAGTTATTAAATCAAGACAATGTGTTTTTACAAGACATGATCGCAAGATTGGATCTTCCTAATAATGTACACAAAGAAGATGGCCTTGGATTTCATAACTGGGCAACAAAAAACAAATACAAACGTGGAAAAGAATCAGACCATCCTCTCGAACAAGCACACATTGATTGGGCAGATCTTTTTTCAAAATGGATATTGACAAAGTCTAAATAATATGCTATATTAAACTTATGAAGAAAAAGTTACTAGTTATTGGCCACGGCCGACACGGTAAAGATACTGTGTGCGAAATATTAAGAGATACGTATGGTTATAGTTTTGAGAGCAGTAGTCAGTTTTGCTCCAAGTTGTTTATTTACGATCAGTTAAAGGACAAGTATGGATATGATAATGAAGAACAGTGTTACGCTGACAGGCATAATCACCGAGCAGAATGGTATGATGCTATCTGCGATTATAATGTTCCTGATGCAGCGACTCTAGGTAGAGAGATGTTTGCAGCCTATGATATCTATTGTGGGCTTCGAAATAAAAAAGAATTTCACGCTATGAAAAACACAGGTGTGTTCGACTATTGTATATGGGTTGATCGTAGTGATTACTTACCTCCTGAACGTAGAAATAGTATGAGCCTTGAACAATGGATGGCTGATTTTACTATTGACAACAACGGAAGTCTTGACGATTTATATTTTAATGTAGGTGAACTTATGAGTTATATACGTACTTAACCCCTAAAAACCGCCTTTTTCTCCGGCGATCTGCTAAATAGTTGTAAGTGAAACACTTTACAGGAGAAATTTAAAATGGCATTAACTTCACCAGGTGTAGAGGTCAGCGTTATTGATGAGAGTTTTTACACTCCAGCAGAACCGGGCACAGTACCTATAATATTTGTCGCAACAGGCGAAAATAAACTAAACGGCGCAGGAACTGGTGTTGCACCAGGAACTCAAAAAGCCAATGCAGGTAAACCATACCTACTAACATCGCAGCGAGATCTAGTAGATACGTTTGGTGATCCTACATTTTATACAGATGCTAACAACAATCCTATTCATGGCGGAGAACAAAATGAATACGGGTTACAGGCAGCATATTCATATTTAGGCGTAAGCAACAGAGCGTATGTAGTAAGAGCAGATATTGACCTTACAGCAATATCAGCTAGTTCAACGCCAACAACTGCAAACCCGGCAAATGGAACTTACTGGTTAGATACTCAAGTAACAAAGTTTGGTGTTTTTGAATGGAACGGCAGTGCTGAATCAGCAACTAACAAAGTTGGTCAAACATTTACTAACAAAACACCAACTGTTATTACTGATACAACACAAACTACAGGATCATCTCCGTTTGCTCCAAAAGGTGCAGTTGGCGCAATTGGCGACTACGCAGTTGTAGCAGTTTCAACTATTATCCGCACATGGTATAAAAATACTTCAGGTACTTGGGTACAGGTTGGTAGTGCAGATTGGAAAGGCAGTTGGCCTTCAGTAACCGGTACAGCAGGTACTCCAACATTTACAGTAAATGATACTATCACTATTGGATCTGCAGAAGGTCTTAGTGTAACAGTTACGTTAACAGGAACTAGCCTTGCTTCAGCTGTAAGTGATATTAATATAGCACTGGGTGCAGTTGGAATCACAGCAGAGGCAGTAGATAATAGATTAGTATTTAAAAATACTGGCGCAACACATTCAAACATTGTTCTTGGTAACGGTACAGGAACACCACTAACTGATGCAGGTATTGCTGCTGGAACATATTATCCTCCAGCACATCAAGCAACAGCTCACACAAGCGTTCCAGAATGGAAAACAGCAGACTCTGTATCTCGTCCAACAGGAAGTGTATGGGTTAAAACAACTACACCAAACAGTGGCGCAGATTGGAAAACAAAAGTATGGAATGGTTCAACTGAACTATGGGATGCAGTAAGCACACCAATATATACTTCAAACTCGGCAGCACTAGTTGGATTAGATAAAACAGGTGGTGGTGCAAATCTAACATCGCTTAATGTTTATGCAATGGCAAATGTTACAGAAAGTGCAACAAATCTAGCCAACTTCACTCTTTACAAGCGTAATGCTACAGGTGCAACAACTATTACTAGTGGTATAGTTGATAGTACTACATTTACATCAGGCGGCAACGATTTTACTATTCAAGAGACTGTAAAAGGAAGTGCAACATTAAGTACAGTAGTAAATATTGTATTCACTGCAACAGGTGCATCAAGCGATGCAGATTTAATGGCAGCAGCTATTAACGCAGCAGGGTTAGTTAATGTTACTGCTAGTGTTGATTCAAGCAACAGAGTTGTAATAACACATGCAATCGGCGGCGACATTAGATTTGTAGATGGTGCAAATACTCCATTAACAGATGCATTTACTGCTTGGAACTACTCAACAAAATCAGGAACTGCAAACTTTTACGATTCGCCAACTGGATTGTCAAACGCATACATTGCGACACTTTGGAAAGAACTAACTTATACAGCAAGTAATGATGCTCCAACTGCTCTTGCAGCAGACGGCGCATTATGGTATAACAGTGTAGTTGACGAAGTTGATATCATGGTACATGATGGCGATAAATGGGTTGGATACTTAAACAGCGATTCACCATATTACGATGCTACACCTGCAAATGCTCCAGACCCAGAAGGTCCGATTGTTGCTGCAAGTGAACCAGTAGACGGAGATCGTTCAGACGGTGGCAATCTTGTAACAGGCGATATTTGGATTAGTACAGCAGATCTTGAAAACTTTCCAAGAATCTATCGTTGGAACAATACACTAAACAGTTGGGTTGAACTAGATACAACAGATCAAACAACTGAAAATGGTGTACTATTTGCAGATGCACGTTACAACACAGCAGGTGCAAACAGTAGTACAGCAGGTACTATTGCTAATCTGATTACTAGTAACTTTGTAGATGTAGATTGTCCAGATCCAGCACTATATCCAAAAGGCATGATACTTTGGAATCTACGTAGAAGTGGCTTTAATGTTAAGCGTTTTGAGCGTAACTATGTAGACTTAGCAGCAGACAATGAACGTTTTGGTGACGAGTCAATGTCAGCATATTATCCGCATCGTTGGGTTACTGAATCAGCTAATGAAGCAGATGGCTCAGGTAGTTTTGGACGTAAGGCACAGCGTAAAGTTGTAGTACAAAAACTACAAGCAATGCTAAACGAAAACCAGGACATTCGCGACAACGAATCACGCATCTTTAACTTAATGGCAACACCAGGTTATCCAGAGCTAATCGGAGAAATGATTACACTAAACTATGACAGAGGCCTAACAGCATTTGTTATCGGTGATTCACCTTTCCGTTTAACACCAGATGCAACTTCTCTTAACGAATGGGCAACCAACGTTAATACAGTTGTTGAAGATAATGATAACGGACTTGTAAGTAGAGATGAGTACATGGGTGTTTATTACCCAAGTGGATTTACTAGTGATAATGCAGGCAACAATGTAGTTGTTCCGTCAAGTCATATGGTACTACGTACTTTCGCACTAAATGACCAAGTTGCGTATCCATGGTTTGCACCAGCAGGTACAAGACGTGGTGGAGTTACAAATGCAACTTCAACAGGTTACATCAACGGCGAAGGCGAGTTTGTTGCATCAGCACTAAACGAAGGACAACGAGATACATTGTATCAAAACAACGTCAACCCTATCACATTCTTAACAGGTGCTGGGCTAGTTGTATTTGGACAAAAAACTCGTGCAAGAAATGCAAGTGCTCTTGATAGAGTCAACGTTGCAAGACTTGTAGTGTACTTACGTAGTCAGTTGAATCAGTTAACAAAACCATATCTATTTGAACCAAATGATAAAATCACACGTGATGAAATCAAAGCACAGGTAGAAAGTTTAATGGTTGAACTAGTGGGACTAAGAGCTCTATATGACTTCTTAGTTGTGTGTGACGAATCAAACAACACACCAGCGAGAATTGATAGAAACGAGTTGTACGTAGATATTGCTATTGAACCAGTCAAAGCAGTAGAGTTTATCTACATACCGTTGCGTATCAAAAACACAGGAGAAATCGCAGGGTTATAAGTCATTAAAGTAGGGGGAAAATAAAATCCCCCTACAAATGATAAATACATGTGATAAGGAGAAACATAGATGGCAATCTCAACTCTATTAAATTTAACAGTACCGTTAGCAAACGATACTAGTGCAAGCAGTCAGGGTCTGCTAATGCCGAAACTACAATACCGTTTCCGTGTAACATTGGAAAACTTCGGTATTACCGGCAACACAACTGAATTAACAAAACAGGTTATTGATGCAACCCGTCCAAACATATCATTCCAACAAATACCGATTGATGTGTACAATAGTAAAATTTATATGGCTGGCAAGCACGAATGGCAAGCAGTTACAATGAATTTACGTGACGATGTTAACGGAAACGTACAACGTTCAGTAGGCGAGCAACTACAGAAACAGTTTGATTTCTTTGAACAGTCTAGTGCTGCTACAGGACAAGACTACAAGTTTACACAACGCATTGAAGTACTAGACGGCGGCAACGGCGCCAATACTCCAGCTGTACTTGAAACTTGGGAACTGTATGGTTGCTATTTAACAAGTGTTGACTACGGATCAATGAGTTACTCAGCAAATGATGCAATGACAGTAGCTCTTAATATTCAATACGACAACGCTGTACAACTTAATGTAGGTGTTGGAACGCCTAACAACTTCCAAGATCGAAATACTGAAACAGGCACAGGTGCCACAGGCGCTGCCGCTCTTTAATAACATTTAAGAGATTGCTTGACTTCTAAGGAGCCCATTGGGCTCCTTATTTGTTATGTGCGCTGTTTAAATATAAGATAAATACTTTATGCCGTTAAATAGAAACTTTGATAACTTTAGCAATTTTGATACCAACAAAGGTATAATGGGTGATTTTACTCATGCTGCAAACTTGTATCGACGCAATAACTTTAGATTATCGCCTAAAGTTAAATTCCTATATCATGTTGTAATAGATGTAAACCCAATAGCGTTACAATCACTTGGTAACAATGTTAGCAACTTATTAAACAAACGTGAGTTTAATATACTAGCATCAGCTGCTGACTTGCCAACATATACTATTAATACAGAAACTATGAATCAATACAATAGAAAAAAAGTAGTTCAAACAAGAATAAACTACAATCCTGTTAATATTGAATTTCATGACGATGCAGCAGGTCTAACAACACTGCTATGGGAAGCCTATTATAGATATTATTATGAAGACGGCAACTATGCCGATCAAGGAACTCGTCCACGTGCATATCAAACTGGCTTATACGATAGTGAGCCTCAAAATACTTATAGACATGGTTTTAACAGAGCAGGCAAAACATATCCATTTTTTAACAGCATAACTATACACCAACTTCATCATCAAAACACTGATAGTCATTTTACTAGTTTTACACTTGTGAATCCTCTCATAGGAGAATGGCAACATGATAGAGTAGATCAATCAGATGGGTCAGGCGTAATGAAAAACACCATGCGTGTTGATTATGAAACTGTACTGTATGATAGAGGATATACAGGATTAGATGAGCCAGCAGGGTTTGCAGACAATGCACACTATGATAGATCACCTAGTCCATATAGTAGTACTAGTACAGAGTCAACGGATAACAAAACAACCGGAGTAGACGAAGGTTGGAAAAAAGTATTCACTGATATATTTTTAGAAGCAATAGGAATAACTGATTTTAATAGCGAACAACAACGCAATCTAAGATCAACATTTTCAACTACTCCAGTTACAACAAATAATAGAGTTCCGTTCAACAACAATGCATTTTTTCCAACAAACTCAACTCAAACAGCTATAACTACAGCATTTCTTGATGCAGCGTTAGAACCAAAAATATCTGAGAGAGAGTTGAGAACTAGCACTATTAAACAAAGAGACTTGGCTAGAAATGCACTTCGAAACTATGCAATAGCACAAGGATCGGCAAACTCTTTTAATGATAATGGACAGTTGTTTGATAACTTAAACACAGTTCAGCAATCTCAACTGCAACAAGCAGTTGTTGATAACTACAGAGTAGATCCAACATTACAAGGTGCAGCATTTACTAGTATTCTTGAAGATATTATAGGTGGTTAAATGAGTAGTATAACTGATAAAAGTATTAATAAATCAACGGACAGTGCAACAGAAGTAAAATCATTTTTTGATAGATACTTTTCAAAATCAATATCGATCACAAGTAATGAAGTTGATAGTGTGTTGGGATTTTTTAAAAAAAGAAAGTTTGAAGAAAGTGCAGCTATTGCTATAACTACAGTACTGTTACAACAAGCCAAATCTGAAAATAAAAATATATTTGAATTGTTGGATAGTTTAAAAGGATTAGACGAAGTAAAACTCAGTCAGCTAGTAGCTGCTATTTTAAATAACAATAGAAGCAAAGTAAGTGCTCTCGGCTACACAAGTGATTATCAAGTTGTAACATACGAAAATAGAAATGTTATATTATAATGTCACGTTTTGCACAAGGCAAGTATACATTAAAAAACCCTGAAAAATACATAGGCGGTAGAACTCCTACTTATAGAAGTAGTTGGGAGTTTGCTTTTATGCGTATGTGTGATACAAATGAAAATATAACAAAGTGGGCAAGTGAAGCAGTTCGTATTCCTTATAGAAATCCACTGAGTGGAAAATATACTATATATGTTCCAGACTTCTTTTTAGTATACAATGATCGTACAGGCAAACAACATGTTGAAATTATTGAAGTTAAACCAGCAAATCATACATTCAAAGAGCAACTAGGAAATAGTAAAGTAAACAAGTTGCATTATGTAGTCAATCAAGCCAAGTGGGGCGCCGCTAAAGCGTATTGTAAACAAAAAGGAATGATATTTAGAGTTGTCAACGAAGGAGATATTTTCCATCAAGGTAAGAGAAAATGAAAGTAGCTTTTGTACATATTCCTAAAACTGGCGGAGCAAGTGTTTATAGATGGTGGTATAAAAATTTAAAAGACTCTAGTTTTCAATTTATTCGAAATGATCATTTGTTTTTAGATAGTATTCAAGAACAGTATGACACTAGTTTTACAATAACAAGAAATACGTTTAATCGATTGATAAGTTTGTATGTTTTTCAAAAAGTTAAATGCGATCAACGTTTGAGAAAAAATTATAAAGTTGATTACTATAATAAAATGCTCGAAGTTTGGAACAAAGGAATAATATATTATCTTGAATATAGTCTAGATAATAATATGAACGGAGTTACCTCTCAATTAAAATATATAAAAGATGTAGAACATATTTTTTCAAATGAAAGATTATCCACTGATTTTAAAAAAATACAAAAATGGTCTAACTGTTATATTCCTTTAGAAAGAAATGTGCATGTAGGAATATATAATAAAAAAGACTTTATGACTGCTGAGTTTATTAAACTAGTATCTAATAGATTTGCCGACGAAATAGAATATTTTAATTATCAACCGACTGTTTGATAAATAATAGTAGCATATAATGGAAAACTATTATGACAAAAAAACTTGAGGAAATGTTGAATCTTCCAGACAACGAAGATATCAAACAAGAAGCACAAAAGCAAGCTGTTGTTCAGCAAGAGGATACTTTTCGCGATATAGCAGAGTTTGACAAGATTGCAAGTGCATTACCAGCTGTAAAAGGTCTTGGACAAAAAGCAGATGACGAACTTGAAGACATTGCATCACGTGCATTAGAAGCATATGATGATTTAATGGACTTAGGTATGAATGTCGAAAGTCGTTATGCAAGTAGAGTATTTGAAGTTGCTGGCGGAATGTTGAAAACAAGTTTAGATGCTAAAGTCGCAAAAATGGATAAGAAACTAAAAATGATCGACTTGCAACTTAAAAAAGAAAAAATGGACAGAGACACTAATCCAGGAGGCGAAGGCGGCATAGTCAACGGTGAAGGTTATGTTGTTTCAGATCGTAATAGTCTTTTAGAGAAGTTAAAAGACATGAAGAATGATAAATAGTAACATAATGTAGGATACAATAATGAAAAACTTTGCTGATTATTTAACTGAAAGTAAAAAAACATATGAATTTAAGATTGGTGTAGCTGGTGAGCTACCTGAAAACTTTGAAGATATGCTTGAAACCAGTTTACAAAAATACGGATGCTCTCAGATTGCAGCTGGTAAGAAAACACCGATACAAGAGCGCCCATTAGATTTTCCACAGTTAGAAAATTGCGAAGCTACATACTTTGAAATAAGTTGTACATACCCAACAACAGTACAAGTGCTTCAAGAGTACATTGGACAATGTTGCGGTGTTAAACAAAGTCATATTATTGTACGTAATCCAAATGAGCCGCAAGAGTTATATCAAGAAGAAACTTCATCTGACGTATACGTTGCAAAGCTAACAGTTGAAGAACTAGGAGGCGAAAGCGCACAAGAATCAGTTGGTGAAGATAGAGTAATGAACCTACTAAAAGAATTAGAGACAGCTCGTAAAGAACAGTCAGGAGACTAATATGAAAAAAGTAAACGAAGCTAATATGAATATTAGTGTAAATGGCGAAAGTGCAGCAGAAGTTTCTGAACTAATGCGTATTATGCAACTAGCAGGAGCAGATGCTAAAGTAGTCGACGATACCGATATTAACCAAGATGACGGCGTATGTCCGATATGTGGTAAAATGCACGGACCAAGTCAGCCAATGGGCGGATGCGGATCGAAAGGACCTGAAGAACCATCTATGTCAGATACTATCAAAATGATTTCAAGTGAAGAAGAAGATTATGATGGCGACTTTGGCGATGCTACTACAGAACCTGATGATGAATATATGAGATCAAATGCAGGCGATGTAAGTGACATGATTCCAAGCGGCGACGATTTACACAAAGAAAAAGGATCATATCCAGCAACAGCAGGCGGTGATAATCCAATGAATACCAGAGAAAGTATTCATGCAATGCTTACAAAAGCACTTGCTGAAAAACAAGCATCAAAAGGTACAAAACCAGACTTTCCTGATTTAGACAAAGACGGCAACAAAACAGAACCAATGAGTCAAGCTATTGCACAACGTGACGGCGAAGATGAAGATGAAGAAGTAGCAGAATATGATGTGCCTAGCAACTTTGAAAACAAGCACAAAGACATCAACAATCTTGGACGCAAAATGATGGACATGAGTTCAAACATGAAAGGAACTGATGATACTAGTTTAATGATGTCAAATGCACTTTCAAGACTTGGCGAAGTATTAGCTGAGTTTGGCGGCAGTGGGTTTGCTGCTAACAACATGGCAGACGTTATCAAGAAGTCAGCGTTGAATAAAGAGATTGTACAAATGCTAATGAAAAAAGCAAAAGCTGAAGATTAACAAAATATTCCCCCAACTCAATAGCGCCTTCGGGCGCTATTTTTTTGAATAAATATTATATGGCAGCATCATTAGACGGCGTCTTAATCAAAAAGGCGAATAGAAAAGAAACATTTACTGAAGAGCAAATTGCAGACTTACTAGCTTGCATGGATCCGGATACAGGATATTTACATTTTGCCCGCAAGTTTGCGTATATTCAGCATCCAAAACTGGGTAAATTAATCTTTGATCCTTATGAATATCAATTAGGATTAATGCACAGTTATCATAACTATCGATTTAATATTAATATGATGCCAAGACAAACTGGTAAGACAACATGTGCTGCTATTTACTTAGCATGGTATGCTATGTTTAATCCAGATCAAACTATTCTTGTTGCTGCTCACAAGTATACAGGTGCGCAAGAGATTATGTCACGCATACGCTTTGTGTATGAAACTTGTCCAGATCATATTAGAGCAGGTGTTACAAGTTACAACAAAGGTAGTATAGAGTTTGAAAACGGAAGTCGTATTGTAAGTCAAACAACTACAGGTAATACAGGACGTGGTATGAGTATCTCGCTGCTATACTGTGACGAGTTTGCATTCGTACAACCTAACATTGCTGAAGAGTTTTGGACTTCGATATCACCTACACTGGCAACAGGTGGTAGAGCTATTATTACTAGCACTCCTAACAGTGACGAAGATACGTTTGCTACTATTTGGAAACAAGCAGAACAAAAGTTTGACGAATATGGCAACGAACAAGATGTAGGAATAAACGGATTTCACAGTTTTATTGCCGAGTGGCACGAACATCCAGACAGAGACGAAAAGTGGAAAAAAGAAGAAATAGGACGGATCGGCGAGGAAAAGTTTAGACGTGAATACGGTTGTGAGTTTTTAATCTTTGATGAAACTCTTATTCATAGCATTAAACTAGCAACAATGACAGGGTGTAATCCTATCATTAATATGGGGCAAGTGCGTTGGTATAAAAAACCTAGTCCAAAAAAATCTTATGTAGTAGCACTTGATCCTAGCATGGGCACCGGTGGAGATTATGCTGCAATACAAATCATTGAACTTCCTGGATATGAACAAGTTGGAGAGTGGCAACACAATCTTACTGCTATACCAGGACAAGTTAGAGTACTTGCTGATGTATGCAAATATATCGAGAGCGAAACAAGAGCTACTAACAATATATATTGGAGTGTAGAAAATAACGGCATAGGTGAAGCATGTTTGCTTGTTATTAATGACTTTGGCGAAGAAAACATACCGGGGTTGTTTATAAGTGAGCCTATGAAAAAAGGACACGTAAGAAAGTTTCGTAAAGGATTTAACACTACACACAGCAGCAAAACAACAGCATGTGCTAGACTTAAAACAATGGTCGAGAATGACAAACTCACTGTAAACAGTAAAGCCTTGATTAGTGAACTAAAAGCATTTATTGCATCCGGTAGTAGTTTTCAGGCAAAGCCCGGACACCACGACGATCTAGTCAGTAGTTTATTATTAACATTAAGAATTATGAGTGTGATGAAAGATTGGGATCCGACAGTGTACGAAACATTTAATCAGATTGAAGCAGATGAGGATTATGAAATGCCAATGCCGATCTTTGTTAGTAGCAGTTATTGATAAATAGTATGCAATGAGAAATTTAGATACAATAGCAGAACAACTTTTTAATGAGATTAGAGGACGTTATTCCAGCGTTACCACCGGTGATGCAGAAGGAAATGTAACAAGTGCTCCTAGTCTTGCAAGATTTTATGAGTTTGATTTTAAAAGCAGAGACACTAATGTAGGTAAAGTAAGTGTTTCACTAGATGAAAAGTCTGGTGTAACTATAATGTATAACAAAGACTTTACAGAAGAAGTTGGTGCTGAAGAAACCAAAGAGTGGTATAACTTTTTAAAACAAATGAGAATGTTTTCAAAAAAACGTTTATTAAATTTTGAAGTTAGAGACATTAACAGAACTAACTTTACAAAAAGAGATTATGCAAGCATGGCAGTAAATCGCGGAGAAACACAAATGGCAGAGTCAAAAATGTATGGCACTCACAAAACCAGCTTTCAAAAGTTTGGAAGTGCTAAACTTTCAATAAAACATACAGGTGATATTAATGAAGGCGAAAGTAGAAATAAAAAGATAGGATCTCTTTTTATTGAAAATGCACAAGGTGAAAGATTTAAATATCCGTTTAAACATCTTAGTGGTGCAAGAGCAATGGCTATTCACGTTAGTGAAGGCGGACATCCATATGATGACTTTGGTAAACACATTACAAGCCTAAGTGAAGAACTTTCAAATCTCCGCAAGTTCAAAACTTATATGGGTCGCAGTAGTGTAATGGCAGAAAGCCTAGCAGAGCACATGGGTACAGTAAACGAACGTATTACTACAGTTAAGAAAAGAATACAAACATTACAAAAACCTACAATGTACAAAGAAGCACTTGAAGAATTTGTAGTTATAGAAGAATCTGAAGTTCCTGCTGATGTTGCTAGTAACTGGATTGATCAACTTACTATCAAACAGTTTAATGAAGATTTGAAGGATGTATTTCCATACATTTATAAACTAGTTGGTGAAGCAACACAAGCAAACGAAATGGACTTTGATGATTTGATTGCAGAAGCAGATGTGTATCCGCCACGTGGCGACATGGAAATGGATCCATCAAATATGCGTCCGCAAGCAAAACCGGCCGCTCCAAAAACTAGTATACGTCCGCAAGCAAGACCACAAGTTTACGATACGCCAGCACAAGCAATTCAAGCCGCTGAAGAAACCCTAGCCGCACAACCTGGACAGGTTAAAAAACAGTTTGAAAAAGGTGAAGACTATACAATACGCCCTGTGCAAGGTGGATTTATTTACAAGTTAGCACCCACAGTAGATATTGGTGCAAGTCCAAGTGGCGGCACACGTGGCATTGGTGGTGCAGCATATGAATCTCAAATTGATGCAGCATTTGATAAATTGTTAGGACAGTTTGCAGATAACTTTAGTGCGCAAGTAGAAGGCGAACAAGAAACAGACGAAGGCAATGCATACGCAAATGCTGTACGTCAAGCTAAAATGAATGGCAACACCAAAGGCGACGAAATCGACGGACCAGATGGCGAAAAGATAAAACTAGAAAAAGAGCAAAAAACACCATTGGGCGAGTTTATACTAAGTTACTACGATAGGCAACAAGGCGTATTTCCAAAAGGCGAAACTGCTGTGTTAACAATGGTTGAAAAATCATATGGTGATAGATATATCAAGCCAGCAAGTCAGTTCATAGAACGTCTAGGTCAAGTATATGAAAAATATCAGGCTCGCAAGATGGCAGATTTTACAAGAATACAAGAGTTAGCTGGTTTAAAATAATCAGCTAACTCTTTAAAGACTTGGCATTTTTTAGTTGACAAGTCATAACTAAACGTGTAGTATATAAACTGTGCTACACGTTAAAGGCACAAGAGCAACATAGGTTGTTCTAACATAGGCATAACATATAGGAGAAAAGGCACTATGGCATCATTAGCAGAAATTCGAGCAAAGCTCAAAGAACAAGAAGCTGGCGCAAGCGGCAACCGTACATCAGGCGGTGACAATGCGATTTACCCATTTTGGAACATGAAAGAAGGCGAACAGGCAACTATTCGTTTTTTGCCAGATGGCGATCAAGACAATACTTTCTTTTGGAAAGAACGTTTGATGATCAAACTTCCTTTTGCAGGAGTTAAGGGCGAAACAGATTCACGCCCCGTACAGGTACAAGTTCCGTGTATGGAAATGTACGGAGAGTCATGTCCAATCCTACAAGAAGTACGTGGTTGGTTTAAAGACGCAAGTCTTGAAGACATGGGTCGTAAGTATTGGAAAAAACGTAGTTATATCTTCCAAGGGTTTGTAACTGAAGATCCACTAAAGGAAGATTTGCCAGAGAATCCTATTCGACGCTTTATTATTGGTCCACAAATCTTCCAACTTATTAAAGCAGCACTGATGGACCCAGATATGGAAGAACTTCCAACAGATTATACTGCTGGTGTAGACTTCCGTCTTTCAAAAGGTTCCAAAGGCGGCTATGCTGATTATGGTGCAAGTAACTGGGCACGTCGAGATCGCCCGCTAGGTGATGCAGAGATGGGAGCAGTAAATACACATGGACTGTTTAATCTCAACGACTTCCTTCCTAAAAAACCAGATGAAGCTGGTGTTAAGATTCTAACAGAAATGTTTGAAGCGTCAGTAGACGGCGAAGCATATGATGCAGAACGTTGGAGTAACTACTTCCGTCCAAGTGGTATGGCTGCACGTACAGGCGATCCGCAAAAAGCAGCAAGCCCACAAGCAACTGCTACAAGTCAAAGTGCTCCAGCAGCACCAGCACCTGCACCTGCACCAGTAGCTGAAACTACAACCGATACTGGATGGCAAGAACCTGCTACACCAGCAGCAGAACCAGCAGCAGAACCAGCAGCTGGCGGAGCGCAAGACATCCTTGCAATGATCCGTTCACGTCAAGGTTAATAGCAACTAAAAAGGGTTGCTTTATTACACAGCAACCCTTTTACTTCATTCATTTAATAGGAGATATACATGGCAAATAAGTCATTCGATCCAACGAAGTTTCGTAATTCGTTGACAAAATCTATTACGGGTATGAGTGCAGGCTTTAACGATCCAACTGATTGGATTAGTACAGGCAACTTTGCACTCAACTACTTACTAAGTGGAGACTTTCAAAAAGGTATTCCTCTAGGTAAAGTGTCAGTGTTCGCAGGCGAATCTGGCGCAGGCAAGTCGTACATTGTAAGTGGTAACATTGTTAAGTACGCACAGCAGCAAGGCATTTTTGTTGTACTGATTGACAGTGAAAACGCACTTGACGAAACATGGCTACAAGCACTAAAAGTAGACACAGACGAAAGCAAGCTTCTTAAACTTAACATGGCAATGATTGATGATGTTGCTAAAACAGTTAGTACGTTTATGGAAGACTACAAAGCAATGGCGGAAGAAGATCGTCCTAAAGTATTGTTTGTAGTTGACTCACTTGGTATGCTTATGTCACCAACTGAAATGGACCAGTTCCAAAAGGGTGATATGAAAGGTGACTTTGGTCGTAAGGCAAAGGCACTAAAGGCACTTGTAACTAACTGTGTGAATATGTTTGGTTCATATAATGTAGGTATGGTTGTTACTAACCACACTTATGCATCACAGGATATGTTTGATCCAGATGACAAGATCTCAGGTGGTTCGGGCTTTGTGTATGCAAGCTCTATGGTTGTTGCTATGAAGAAACTTAAACTTAAAGTAGACGCAGACGGCAACAAAACATCACAAGTACATGGTATTCGTGCAGCGTGTAAAGTAATGAAAACACGTTACAACAAACCGTTTGAAAGTGTACAAGTTGAGATTCCATATGAAACAGGCATGGATCCGTATTCGGGCATGTTTGACTTGATGGACGCAAAAGGATTGCTAGAAAAGAAAGGCAATCGGTACGAATATGTTATGAGTACTGGTGAACCTATTCTAGAATTCCGCAAACGTTGGACAGGAGATCTACTTGACAAAGTTATGGCAGACTTACCAGCTAAAGAAGCACAAGTTGCAAAACTAGCAGCTGACGCAGCTAGAGCAGCAGAAGAAGCAGAACTGGCTGCTCAAGATGCTGAATTGGTAAATACCGAAGATAACTTAGTTGAGGAATAATGTAATATGAACGAAGAAATAGCAGCCGATTTGTGGAACTTGTTTAAAGAATATCTAGATAAAAAACATGTTGAAATGGCAGCAGAACGCTATGTCGATATGTTGGCTGACTATGGAATGTCCGAAGTTCAGTTACAGGATATGATGGGTAATAGTAAAAGACTTGATACTGCTATTCAATATTATTTAGAACTAGATCAGAGCGAAGATGATGAAGATGAATGGGATGAATAATGGGATGGTATAGTCAAGTTAGTCGAGACATATCGGAAATACCTAACGCAATACAACACTTTGAGAACGAGTTGGTAACAGCTCGTTCTGAAGTGAAACTTAAAGGCAATGTAGAACGTGCTGCTGCCGAGATGCCAGGTATTGTTGAACACCGGTTCAATCAACTTCAAGAGATTGAAGCTATTCTTGAATATTTAAATATCGAGTTACGCAAGTTGCGTAGCTCGTTTTTTAAGAAGTATCTAGAAAACTATCAACGTGCATTAAGTAGTCGTGATGTAGAAAAATATGTCGATGGCGAAACAGATGTATGCGACTACGAAAAGATTATTAACGAGTTTGCATTGCTACGTAACAAGTGGTTAGGTGTACTTAAAGCACTTGATCAAAAGCAATGGCAGATTACAAATGTAGTTAAGTTACGAGTAGCAGGCATGGAAGATGCAACATTATGAAACAAGTATACAACTATTGGATGCCTGATACTGATAATCATTTTGAAAGATTGATTACCAAACGTATTAACAATGGCGGCCCTGCACAATATCAAGATGATGTAAGAGATGAAGCATACAAATATGTAAGAGACTTTGATATTGCTATTGATATCGGAGCCAATGTCGGATTATGGGCAAAACCTCTTACTGAAAGATTTAAACGTGTAATAGCATTTGAGCCACTTGAACAAGTGTATAGTTGTTTAGAAAGTAATGTAGCAGGATTAAACGTAGACATACATAAACATGCATTAGGAAACGTAAACGATTTAGTTGAAATGGTATACGATCCTGAAAACACTGGCGGAAGTTTTGTAAGCAATATAGGACAAGGTAGTATTAATATCAAACGACTAGACGATTTGAATCTTCCTAAGTTTGGCCTATTAAAGATAGACTGCGAGCGACACGAACTTGAAGTACTCAAGGGTGCAATGGATACAATACTAAAATACAAACCTATTATTGTATGCGAACAACAAGCTGATACTGACGAATGTGCTGGTCTATTTTTAAAATCGTTTGGTGCTCGTGAAATAACAAATGTAAGAAAGGATTATATTTTTGGATGGTAATGTAAAAACAACAATCGTTACAACATTTGGCGATCAGCATTATGAAATATATGCCAAGTATTTTATGAATAGTTTGGAAAAATATTTAGATGAAAATGTTAATGTGTTAGTATACACTGACACACCTTTATTTGACGATACTGAGAAATGGAAAAACTATATTCTTTCAAAGGAATCTAAAGGACTTAAACGTTTTAAAAAGCGCAATAGTGGAAGACCTGTTAAAGAAGGTACCAAAGGGTTTTATACTGATGCTGTAAGATTTAGTTACAAAAGTTATTGTATTATTGATGCTAGTCGAAAAGTTAAAACTGACAGACTTATTTGGCTCGATGCTGACACCGAAATACTTGCACCTATTAACGAAGAGTACTTGCGTAGCTTCTTAGACAATGATAAGTTTGTAAGCTATCTTGGCCGCGACGGAAAATACACAGAAACAGGTTGGTTAAGTTTTAACTTAGACTGTTCTAATAGTGCTGAGTTTTTTGACTTATGGGAATGGTATTATGATACAGATGAAATATACAATCTACCTGCACAGTTAGATTGTCATGTATTTGATGCTTGCTTAGAAAAGCTAGAAAAAGAAAACAAGATTGTTGGTCAGAGTATTAGTCCAAAAGGTATTAGCAAAGGACACTTTGATTCAGCATTTAAAAATCACATGTGTCATTACAAAGGCACACGAAAAGAACAACGCGATGTTTATTTTATTAAAGCAACAAAGAAAAAGAAATGAAAATAGTATTAACAGGACATAAAGGATTTATTGGTAGTCATTATTATAACTATGTAAAAGATACTGGCGAAGTATTTCCATATGATCAAAAAGACGGAAATATTAAAAACCTAAGGTATTCTGGTGTAACTAGTTCAATGCCTGATTGTGATGTTGTAGTACATCTTGCAGCAACTAATGGTACTCGACTATTTTATGAACAGCCTACTGATGTATTGATTAATAATACATTGCCTACAATAAACTTAATCGAACGTTATAGAGATACAAACACCAAGTTTGTGTTTGCAAGTACATGTGAAATATTTAACGGAGCAATAGATGAAGGTTATTACCCTGTGCCAACTGATGAGCAAGTACCAGTTGTGTTTAACGACATTACGAATCCAAGATGGAGTTATAGTATTCCGAAAGCTCTTGGCGAAAACCTAGTAGCAAACAGTGGATTGGAATATCTTATCATACGCTACTTTAACGTGTATGGACCAGGACAGATAGATCATTTTATCAACGAGTTTGTAGAACGTTGTAAAGCAGGAGAATATTATATCAAAGGCGATGATACCCGTAGCTTCTGTTATGTAGACGATGCTGTAAAAATGACAGATATACTTGTGCGCAATCACAGCAACAAAACTGTAAACGTTGGCAGTCAATACGAAGTTAAAATAAAGCTAGTAGCCAAACTAATAATGGGCATAATGGGTATCAATCCAGATAAACTTGAAGTACGCCCTGGACCTGTTGGTAGTGCAAAACGCCGTTGCCCAGATACAACACTTGTTAGAACGCTAACAGAGTTTGATGATTATACACCTTTGCAAGACGGTTTGAGAAAGACAGTGGAAAGTTTATTATGAAGATAGGTATTATAGGTATGGGCGCGGTAGGCAGTGCCAATTATTCAGGGTTTAGTATGCTAGGACATGACCTAGTTACACATGATACAAAACTTGACACAACAATCAACGAAGTCTTGGATGCCGAAATAGCATTTCTATGTGTGCCTACTCCTCAAGCTGCTGATGGAAGTTGTGATACAAGTATATTAGAATCAGTAATAAAAGAACTCAATCTTTATTCTTACAAAGGTATTATTGCAATACGTAGTACAGTTGTTCCAGGATTTACACAACGCATGATAGATACATATAGAAATCTTACTATATGTTTTGTGCCAGAGTTTTTACGTGAACGTTGTGCAGCAGAAGATTTTATTAACAATCATAAGTTGCTTGCAATTGGCACACATGATATTTGGGTGTATCGTAAACTTGTAAAAGCACACGGCGAGTTACCAGAACACACAGAACACCTAACGCCTAATGAAGCAGAAGTTTTAAAATATTATAACAATGTGTACGCTGCTTTGCGTGTCACATTTGCAAATGTTATGTACGAAATTTGTGAAAAGTTAGATTGCGATTATACTACGATTAAAAATGCCTATATCAAAACGGGCAAAGCTACTGATATGTATTTAGATGTAAATCCCAATCTTAGAGGGTATGGTGGTATGTGCTTGCCTAAAGATACACAAGCAATAGCATCTTTATTAAAGCAACTAAACTTAGACTTTGAACTGATTAACAGTGTGCATACTGATAATGAAAAGTTTAAGAAAACAGTATTCAATGGAATGAGAAGTTAATGAAATCCTATTCTCAATCATGTCAAGATTTATTTGCATTAAACATATGCACTACAAAATCTTATATCGAAATCGGCGCCAAAAAACCTGTAAAGTTTAACAACACATACGAGTTAGAAAACAACAACTTTCAAGGTTTTAGTATTGAGCTTTCACAAAAACACTTACCAGATTGGCAAGCAGAATCTAGAAACAATAAATGTTATTTTGAAAATGCACTAACTTTTGATTATCAAAAAGCAATACAAGAAAATAATATGAATATGCATGTAGGATATTTGAGCTGTGATATCGAACCTGCTGCAAATACATTTCGAGCATTACAACGAGTAATAAGTCAAGGCGTTACATTTGACTGTATAACATTTGAACACGATGAGTATCAAGAAGGCAGCAAATATAATCTACTTGCAAAAGAGTTTATGGTTAGCAATGGATACAAAGTTGCAGTTGATCAAGTATTCATAAATGACGAACCTGAAAAAATATACGAAACGTGGTTTGTAAATAAAAATATTAACTACGAACAAATAACATATGCCACTTTTTTAGAACAGAATAAAACTATCATATAAGTACTATTATGAAAACAGTATTAGTTACAGGCGGGTTCGACCCACTTCACAGCGGTCATATTGAATATTTTAAAGCAGCAAAACAGTTGGGCGATAAACTAGTTGTAGGATTAAACAGCGATACATGGCTTGTGAATAAAAAAGGCAGGCCGTTTATGCCTTTTCACGAACGTGCTGCAATAGTAAAAGAACTTGCTTGTGTTGATGAAGTTATACTTGTTAAAGACGACGACACAGGCGGCACAACACAAGCTATTGGTTATTTGCTTGCCACACACAGAGGCAAGTTGATTGTCGCCAACGGAGGCGATAGAGTTGATGGTAGCATACCAGAACAAGCAACATACGGCAATCATCCTGATGTAGAATTTGTATTTGGTGTTGGCGGTGAGGACAAGAAAAACAGTAGCAGTTGGATACTAAAAGAATGGAGCCAACCTACTACAGAACGTGCTTGGGGCAGATACACTGTGCTAGACAAGGGCGATGGCTGGCAAGTAAAACAACTAGAGTTTGATGCAGGTAAAGCATTAAGCGACCAACGGCATTTTACACGTTCGGAACATTGGCATGTAGTTGAAGGTAATGTAGAGATTACACTACAGTATGACGGCGAAGAAAAGCACACATATGTTGTTGGCCAAGGTCACAGTTTAGATATACCTGCACTTTGCTGGCATAAAGCAGTTAACAATGACGAAAAGACAGTTCGTGTAATAGAAGTATGGTTAGGTAACGAATTAACGGAGAAAGATATTGAGCGAAGAGATTAAAATAGATCAACCTATTGAACCATTAAAAATATTTGTAGGTTGGGATAGCAGAGAAGATATTGCATACCAAGTGTGTAAAAGCAGTATTGAACAACTTGCTAGTGTTCCTGTTGAAGTTATACCATTGAAGCAAAAAGAACTTCGTAAGCATAAAGTATATACTAGACCAGTAGATGCGTTAGCAAGTACAGAATTTACATTTACAAGATTTCTTATTCCGCATTTAACCGAGTATAAAGGTTGGGCATTGTTTATTGACTGTGACTTTGTTGCTCTCGAAGATGTTAAACTATTGTTTGACCAAGTTGATGACAAATATGCTGTGATGTGCGCTCAACATGATTACACTCCAAAAGAAACTGTAAAAATGGACGGACAAGTTCAGCATATATATCCACGTAAAAACTGGAGTAGTATGATGCTTATTAACTGTGGGCATCCTAGCAATGCAAGTATAACAGCCGAACAAGTAAACAATGTACATAAAACTGGAGCATACTTTCATAGATTTAGTTGGCTAGACGATACAGAAATTGGAGAACTAAGTCACGAATGGAACTGGTTAGTAGGATGGTACAAAGAACCAGAGGATGGATCTCCAAAGTTTTTACACTACACAGAAGGTGGCCCTTGGTTTAAACAATATGAATCTTGCGAATATGCAAGTGAATGGTATAATGCAAAAAGTCGTATGCATGAAGAAATAATCGAAAGTCAAAAAAAAAGATCGGTGATTTAAGATTTAGAGATAGAAAAATAGACGACTTAGATTATCCAAAATATCTTATTGATTATTTTAATGCAACAGTACAGGATATAGTTGATCCTGACAGAGTAGTATACCAGCCGGATAAAATATTAAAAGAAGTTAAGGAAAATAATATGGGCAGAAAAGTACAAGCAATAGCACCAGATACAGAAGATTTTGATTTATCAAAAAAAGGTGTTGAATACGATCCTTATCTTGAATCATTTATTATTGGATGCGGTGGCAAACTTGGCGAATGGGACGCTAAGAAAGGCACTACCAATCCATTAGTTTGTAGAGGCATAGGCGGCACTAGTCGTAAAGCTATTAGGTACTGTCAGCAACATAATATTGATTTTTATACTATTGATACTGGATATATACAAGCTGGTGTCAAAAAAGATTATCATCGAATTACAAAAAACGCTATGCAAAATCTTGGACCTTGTATTCCTAGAGACCACGATAGACTCGGTCTATTAAAATGGAGATATAGAAATCATCGCCCTGGATCAAAAATATTAATAGTTCCACCAAGTGAAAAAGTTATGGTATTTAATGGATATAACTTGGATACATGGATGCAAGAAACTATAGCAGAGATTAAAAAATATACATCAATGGATATTGAAGTTAGACTAAAACCTTCACGTACCGATCGAACTAGTACAAATACTATTCAGCAGGCTATGGAGGATGCATATTGCGTAGTTACTTATAATAGCATTGCGGCCACTGAAGCATTACTTTACGGTGTTCCTGCAATAGCATTAGCACAAAATTCAGCAACAATGTTTTGTAATACTGAAATATCTCAGATAAATGATTTGTATATACCTAACCCTGTCGACATGACTGCATTTGCTGCACATCTAAGTTATTGTCAGTTTACAGCCAAAGAAATGCGTACAGGCATTGCCTGGGAAATACTAAATGAAAGTAGTTAGTTATCTTAAAAGTGTTCCAAGAGCAAACAGCAATGAACAAAAGACATTGTTATTAAAACATTTTGTACAAGGTGTTAATGCAGCAGGCGATACCGGTATACTACATGATGGAGAACACTTAGTAAACTCTGATGTTGGAGTTATACAAGGATGGGTATATGATAAAAAAACTACTCCTCATTTAAAGTTAAGAGACGACATTATTAATCATCAAGCTAAAACAAATAAACATGTTTGCTGCGCCGATGCTAATCTTTTTTTATATGCTAATAAACTTAATCCGCATGGCTATCTACGATATAGTTTTAATGGAATATTCCCTACAACTGGCGAATATTGCGATGCACACGTTGATCCTAATAGATGGAATATTATTAGTAGAGACACTGGCATACAGTTACAACCTACTATTAAAAAAGGAAAGTTTATTGTTCTAATGATGCAACGCAACGGTGGTTGGAGCATGAAAGGGCTAGATGTGCAAGAATGGGCAATACAAACTATTAATCGTATTCGAAAACACAGCGACAGGCCCATTGTTGTTAGAGCACACCCAGGCGACAAAGCGGCACATCAATATTTAAATCATCGTACTTCTCGACTGGCAAAAATAAGAGGCGTACGAATAAGTGAGTTTGGCACACCGCTGGAACAAGACATGCACAAAGCATGGGCAGTGGTTAACCATAACAGTAGTAGCGTAGTAGGTCCTATTATACAAGGGTATCACTCATTTATAACCGATAGTACAAACAGTCAGTGTAGTGATGTTTCGCATGATGATTTCCACAGATTAGAAAGCCCAAAAGAGTTTGACAGAGAAGCATGGCTACAACGTATTAGTATGTTCCACTGGAAATTTGATGAACTGCGCAATGGAACTTGTTGGCGGCATATGCGCAACTACTGCCAATAACTTTCAGTGCGTTTAACTTTCAAGTCTTTTGGTTTGTTGCTTTTCCCAACTTCTTTTCTGTCGCCTTTCAAGTGATCAAAATATTTTCCTAAATCACTGTTAATCATTGGGTGTCCTTCGCCGTTTATTAAATCACCGCTTATGTTAAAAAACGGCACTCGGCTATGTTTGTGTTGTATCTTTTTTCTTACTTCTTCAAATACATAACTATCATGCCATTCTTCCATTTGGAATATTCCATTTTCAGCATCTTGGTACACACGTTCAAACTCTGCTAAAAACTCTTGTGCTGCATCTGTTTTAAGATTTAGCCCGTAAAACCCGCACTCGGGCCACTTCTTTCCTCTGCCTAAATAACTCATCCAAGCACGTTTGGGTGTAAACTTTTGCAAGTCCATTAATAATGCAGGCGAGTGTACATACGTATCAGCATCTAGCCAAACAAGCCAATCTGTATCGCAACGTTGTGCAGCATCAAATACTGCATATACTTTGTTGGCAAATCGTATTGCATTCCATTTAAACTCTTTATGATGATCTCTTGGACGCCTTTCAGGCCATGGACATTTTCCATTTGCTTTAGGCACATCTTTCCATTTGTTTTTAAATGCAACTAGTTTTGGAAGTGTTGCATGATGATCCATAATGTGTATACGTGGATCATCTGTAACAGGAACACAGTCTTCTGCATACAGATAAAGTTTTATTTGTTGATCAATGTTTTTACTAAAACTGTCAACAAAGCGTTGCCCGTATAAATCTAATACAGGCTTGTGGAAAGTTGATACAAAAGAAATTGTTGTCACGGGCTAATCCTTGTTAAATAGTGTACTAGGATATTTAACAATGAACTTTAATTTATGGACACAATATGGCGCACAAAATTCAACCCCTGTTTTCGATGCTTTTAGACAAGGTGCTAATGCACTTGGGCACACTTGTAGCGATAATGCTAGTAATAATGGCATTGATGTTATATGGAGTGTATTATTTCACGGTAGGATGGCTCCTAACGCACGTATTTGGAATGAAAATCAACAGACCGGCAAACCAACAATCGTATTGGAAGTGGGTGGAATCAATCGAGGAACAACATGGAAGGTGGGACTAAATGGCATCAATAGAGATGCTTACTTTGGGCCTAATAGTAATAACAGTGATCGCTGTTGTCTACTCGGTCTATCTCTAAAGCCGTGGCGAGACAACGGCGAGTATATACTAATATGCGGGCAACATGATAAAAGCCTACAGTGGCAAGGCATGCCACGTATGAGTAACTGGGTGATGAATACTATAGATGAAATACAAACATATACTGATATGCCTATAGTTTTTCGACCACATCCAAGATGCCCGTTGCCGGACATTGAAAGACAGTATAAAAATGTTTATAGAGATCAGCCTCAAAAACTATTGAATACGTATGATGATTATAATCTATCATTTAACAAAGTTCACGCTGTTGTAAGTTGGAGTAGTAATCCCGGGCCATTGGCTATACTAGCTGGCATACCAGTATTTTCTGGGCCAAGCAGTCTTGCGTATGATGTTTCAAACACTGATTTTAAAAATATAGAACATCCAAGGAGGCCAAACCGTAAGCAATGGCTAAATGATTATGCTCACACCGAATATACTCTTGATGAAATATCTCAAGGATTGTCACTGAAAAACTTGACTAGTAGGTTGTAATATGTTATATTGTTTGTATGAACTTAGAAAATGTACTCCATAAACTATTATACGAAGTTAACATAGAAACGCCTGCTCGTGCTATTTTAGAAAGTATATGTCAACAAACACAAAAAGATGTTGCATTAACTGATAGACAATATGCATTGGTTTTAGAAAAGCTAAAACCATTTGAATCAGAGTTGGATAATATTTCTATAGAAGATTTACCAACACGTATGCCGTTGAGATCTGTTAATAGAGAAAAATATATTATTATTATTGATGGAGAAAGTATTCCTGGTCGACCACGGTTCAAACCATCGTCGAAAGATTCTACATGGATCAAGGTGAGATTTCCGTTTAATAAAAAAGATATAGTAAAAATACAAAGTTTAAATATACCAAATCGAGAATATTTTCATGTTCGCGGATCGCACGAACACTTTTATAAACTAACACCAACTAATGCGTTTAAAATACTCAGCGCATTAGAAGAACGTAGTTTTAAAACTGATGAAATAATAGTTGAATATGTTAACAAAGTTAAAAATATATTAGATGATAAATCAAAGTATAGTTCGTCATTTGAAAATGTATTAAACAGAATGGATACAACAGAACGCGAATACATAAAAAGTCTAACACCTTTACAACAAGCTGATCGTTCATTAAGATACGGCTATTCAAATGATAACATTGATTCTCTAGACTTAACTGAAATGATTGCTTATAGAACAAGTTCGTCTGTACCAGCAGACCCTCAAACATGGACAATGAGTGATATTGCAAATAGTATTAATGTACTCAATCGGTTTCCGTTGATTGTTACAGTTGATGAAGATGATTGTCATCAACAACTTATTGAAGCTCATCAAGCATTTTTACCATATGTTGATAGTAGTTTGCAATCGGTTATGTTTAGAGTAGATTCAAGTGATACAAAAAACTTAGAGTTAAATGCATATGTAAAAAATCAAAAGTTAAATAATTGGGTTGACAACAACACAAAAATAGTATATATTAAAAAGAACAAACTACCTAAGACTTTATTGAGTTCTAGTTTTTTACCTATTTGTTGTTTAAGTAAATCTAGCATACGCTCACGTAGTAATGTAAAGTATTATGTAGATATAAACTGCGACTGCATTATATATAATGATAATCATGTAGGTCTTTTTGGGAGTTATGCCAGTGGCAAGTTGTAAACTGATAATCGAAGATGAAGTAAACATTAAGATAGAAGGACTTGATGTAGACGTTAGACGCAAACTGTCTAATGCACTAAAGTTTGAAGTACCATATGCAAAACACATGCCACAATACAAACTCGGACGTTGGGACGGCAAGGTTGCTTTTTTTGGTATTGGCGGCACTGGTTATGTTAATCATCTTGATGTTGTACAAGAAGTGCTCTCTAAAAATCGTGTACAGATTGTAGACATTGAAGACAGACGACATCCAATACAGTTAAACTTTACTCCAGTAACAGAAAGTTATTGGGCAGACCAAGGCGTACAATGGCCGGAAGGTCATCCTGCAGAAGGCGAAGACATTATTCTTCGAGATTATCAAGTTGAGGCAATCAACAACTTTTTAAACAATCCACAGAGCTTGCAACAGATTGCTACTGGTGCAGGTAAAACTATTACTACAGCAACGCTGTCACACATAACTGAGCCGTATGGTAGAAGTCTTGTGATTGTTCCTAACAAGAGCTTAGTAGAACAAACAGAAGAGGACTATATTAACTGCGGTCTCGATGTAGGGGTGTACTTCGGAGACAGGAAGAACTTAGGTAAGACTCACACTATATGCACTTGGCAGAGTTTGAATATTCTAGACAAGAAGCATAAGGACGGAAGCGCAGTGTTATCACTGGCCGAATTCTTAGAAGGTGTAAGCACTATTATTGTCGACGAAGTACACCAAGCCAAAGCAGAAGTTCTTAAGAACTTGCTTACTCGCAACCTACGTAATGCACCCATACGTTGGGGACTAACTGGCACGGTGCCTAAAGAGAAGTTTGAGTTCGAAAGTATTCACGCTAGTCTTGGTCCAGTGATTGGCAATATTAGTGCAAAAGAATTACAAGACAAAGGTGTATTATCACAATGTCATGTTAATGTAGTACAACTAATAGATACAGTAGCACATGCAGGCTACCAAGAAGAATTAAAATATTTAACAACAAATACAGCACGTTTAGAATATATAGGCAAACTATTAAATACAGTAAAAGACTCAGGCAATACACTTATACTAGTAGATAGAATTAGTGCAGGTGAAGCACTAGCAGAACTGATACCAGGCAGCACATTTATAAGCGGCGCTGTTAAGAACAAAGACAGAAAGGAAACATATGACACGATTCGCGAAGGAACTAATGAAGTCATTATCGCAACGTATGGAGTCGCCGCCGTCGGCCTTAACATTCCACGTATTTTTAATCTTGTTCTCCTTGAGCCTGGTAAGTCTTTCGTGCGTGTTATACAAAGTATTGGTAGAGGCGTAAGAAAGGCAAAAGATAAAGACTTCGTACAAATATGGGATCTTACAAGTACGTGTAAGTTTGCGAAGCGACATCTAACTCAGCGTAAAAAGTTTTACAAAGAAGCAGAGTATCCATTCACAATTGAGAAAGTAGATTGGAATAAATGAATATACTTACATTAGAAAATAAAAGTTTTAACTTAAATAGTTTGCCAGAAGAAGTAGACGACACTATGCGATTTAGTGTGTTAGATAACAGTAGTCCACAAGATCCTGATTTCTTTTATGTACCATTAATCTTTTTAGAAAGTTTTAATAGTCCGGCAGCAGTTATAGAAATTAATGGACATCAAGTTACTATGCCATTGGATTGGTGTATTGCTGTTGGATGTAGTGAAGCCGGCAGTGATTTAGAAGTATTGCCGATTACAAGTTTAAATGAACGTGGATTTGAATCTTTTTTGTTCAATCCACTAACTAGTTTTCAGCCAGGATTTGGTAGCATTGAGATAGTAAATTTCTATAACGATGTTAAATGGTATTTTCCTAAAATGAAAAACGGACAACTTTTAAGTGTTCCGATTACAGAAGGAGAAAATCCTCTATGTGCATTTTTTGTTAAGGATATAAGTAGACAGTGTGAGATAATAGATTTTGGAAAACTTTTATAACAGATATCATAGATATATAGATCTTCCTTTTGAAATTAAAAAACCAGATCTATTTGATACTAATCAAAAAACTGTAATGCAACAGCATTTGCCCAATCACTACGATCAAAATATGGTAGATTTCTTAGCACAGTTTGATATGAAGTTGTTGATGATTGAATGTTTTTATACTCCGCCAAACGGCGGCAAGGTACCAATACATACAGACTTTTATCATTACGAAACTGAATTTGTAAAGATAAATCAAACGTGGGGACCTGAAGATGGCGAAATAATATGGTACAAAGCAGATAAAACTTTTGAATATACAGTTAAGCCTGGTGTAAATACAAAAGGCGACGAAAGCATAATATACAATGATGAAATTACAGTATTAACAGCATCACCAAAAGATTGTACAGTATTGCATAGAGCTAATACAAATAAACCTAGTATTGTAAATACAGGTGTATTGCATGGTACACTTAATCCAGGAAACCAGCCACGATGGACAGTATGCTTTCAACCAGTTTGGGATATTGAAACAGAACAATATGTTAGCTGGCACGAGGCAATAGAAATATTAAAGGAGTATATAGCATAATGGGAATAAAAGCAGGAAAGATTTGGGGCAACACAGAGTTGATCCATGCAAACGGTGTACTAGAGTTTCATCGTATTGAATTCAACAAAGGTTACAAATGTTCGGAGCACGAACATAGATTTAAATGGAATGGCTTTTATGTAGAGTCAGGACAGATGATTGTTCGTGTGTGGCAAGATGATCAAGGCTTAGTTGATGAAACTATTCTAAACGCAGGCGACTTTACACAAGTCAAGCCCGGTAAAATTCATCAGTTCGAAGGACTAGAAGACGGTGTCGCTTTTGAACTGTACTGGGCTGAATTTAATCACGATGACATTGTT